GCATTAGAGCAAAGAAGAACTATAATATATACTTTGGATTTTGAGATGAAAATCAATTTCCACGGACCTGTTGCTCAATCCAGTGTTATTAAAACTGCTATTACAGACCTACATCAAATTGGGGTTGGTTTGGCAGATTCTGATGTTAAATTGGAAACACTAACCACCACACCGGATCCATTAGGTTCATTTGGTTCTGCTGATAGTGATTTTGGATTTGATACAATAATTGATTTGGCTTTTGCCGATAGTGCTTAAACATTATGAATGATTCTGAGAATATTCACGTGACACATATTATGATCTGATTAATAAAGGTAAACAATCACTGGATTTAATGATTGAAGTTGCTCGTGAATCAGAGCATCCTAGAGCATTTGAAGTCTTGGCTACGATGATTAAAAACGTCAGTGATGTTAATGATAGATTAATGGATCTAAATAAAAAGAATAAAGACATTAATCAAAAAGAGCCAAGTAATAAACCACAAGCACAAATAGAGAACCAACAGAATAATATATTTCTTGGTTCTACTGCTGAATTACAAAAACTATTACAACAAACTAACGCGATAGATGTAACACCAAAAACTTAGGAGGTTCTTATGGTAGAAGTTCAGTCTGTTTTAAACAGAGTAATGCAACTGAAAGAATTCTTTGTCGAATTTGAATTATCCGAAGATTTTTGTTTTCATGGTAGGTTACCATTTAGTCTAATTATTAATGAACAAGGGTTTTCTGTAGCCAAAGTACTTGCACTTTCACAAGACGAAGCAGATTATAAGGTATTGAATTATTTTATGCAATCTGGTGAGTACTGGCTTGCCGAAGAGGATGATGAAGATGATGAAGATGAGGATGAATGATAGTTAATGAATCTTATCTCGGTAACCCTAATGTTAAACGAGATGGAATAAATCAGCAATGGACTACTGAGTTAATCCAAGAGTATGCCAAGTGCATGCACGACCCAGAGTACTTTACTGAAAAATATATTAAAGTTATTTCACTTGATAAAGGTCTAGTACCCTTTAATCTATATCAGTATCAACGTAATATGTTTGCAGAGTTTAATGCAAACAGATTTAATATTGTTTTGGCATGTCGGCAAAGTGGTAAATCCATATCTGCTTGTGCATATTTACTTTGGTATGCTTTATTTCATTCAGAGAAAACAATTGTAATTCTTGCCAACAAGGGTGATACGGCACGTGAAATGTTGAGTCGTATTACATTGATGTTGGAAAACATTCCATTCTTTTTACAACCTGGCACAAAAGCACTGAATAAAGGTTCAATTGAGTTTTCAAATCACTCACGGATCTTGGCACGTGCAACCTCAGGTTCCTCTGTCCGAGGCTTATCAGTTAACTTATTGTATTTGGACGAGTTTGCCTTCGTTGAACGTGCCACAGAATTCTATACTTCAACATACCCTGTAATTGCTGCTGGTACTGAGACCAAAGTTATTATTACATCCACAGCAAATGGTATTGGTAATACATTCCAAAAGATCTGGGAAGGCGCCATTCAAGGTGTAAGTGAATTTAAACCATTCCGTGTTGATTGGTGGGATGTTCCAGGCCGAGATGAAGCATGGAAGAAGCAGACAATTGCCAACACAAGTCAATTGCAATTTGACCAAGAATTTGGAAATACTTTCTTTGGTACTGGTGATACACTAATTAATGCAGAGACATTAATGGAGTTTAGATCTGCCGAACCTATCCGAAGATTGGAAAATAATTGTCTCAACGTATATAAAGAGACCGTAAAAGGCCATGAGTATATCATGACCGTGGATGTAAGTAAGGGAAGAGGCCAGGACTATTCTACGTTTAACGTGATCGATATTACTGTGAGTCCGTTTGAACAGGTTGCCGTATATCGCAATAATGTTATGTCTCCCATTCTCTTCCCTAATATTATCTATAAGTATGCGAAAATCTACAATGAAGCATATGTTGTAATTGAAGCTAATGATCAAGGTGGTGTCGTCTGTAATGGACTTTACCATGACTTGGAGTATGAAAATATGCACGTAGAGTCTGCAGTCAAGGCAAATGCACTTGGTGTGGAAATGACTCGTAAAGTAAAACGTCTGGGTTGTTCTGCAATTAAAGATGTATTAGAAAATAATAAACTTAAAATTGTAGATGAAAATACAATTCTAGAAATTTCAACATTCGAAGCTCGTGGTCAGTCTTATGAAGCCAGTAATGGTAACCATGATGACCTGATGATGAACTTAGTTATGTTTGGATATTTTATCTCTACTCAATACTTTAATGATATGACAAATATTGATCTTAAGACAATGTTGTTTGAACAAAAGATGAGAGAGATTGATGATGATATAGTTCCTTTTGGTTTTATTGATGATGGTAGTGATCACATTGCACAAATAGAAACACGTCCTGGTTCTGCTTGGGCTATTGAATACGACCCAAATTTTTAAAATTATAAATAATAGGTATTGAGAAAACAACCGTATTATGAGATCATATCATTAACCTAAAAGGAAAAAAAGATGGCACTTTCAGCACCTACCGAATCTCCTGCGGTTGTAGTTAGAGAAATTGACTTAACAGGCGGCGTACCGAATGTTCAGTCTACTACAGGCGCAATTGTGGGACAATATCGTTGGGGTCCAATTGGACAAAGACAATTGATAGCAAATGAATCAGAACTAGTAGCTACATTTGCAGCACCAACGACAGATAATAATGGCGCATTTTTATCAACCACTCAATTTTTAAAATATTCAAGCACTCTTCAAGTTGTTCGTGAAACACGTGACGGCGTAGATAGTGGTGATACCAATGCAATTGCATTCTCTGCTGGTACTCCAAGCACTGCTTTTAAACATCAAATCGGTAATGATGAAGTGTTTAGAAATGTACAAGATACACTAGCAGCATACGATAGTGATGGATACGGCAATGCTGGTAATATCCAATTTATTGCTAGATATGCTGGCGCATTGGGTAACAGTCTACAGGTTTCTATTTTACCTGCCGACACAACCGATAGCAACTTTGATGCATGGACTTATTCAGGTAGTTTTAATTCTAGACCTGGCACGTCCGTATTTGCTCAAGGCAAAGGTTCAACTGGTGACGAAGTTCACATTGCTGTGATTGACCAAGATGGTGCATTTACTGGCACTAGAGGTACTGTTCTTGAAACATTCCCCAACTTGTCAATTCTAAGAGATGCAAAGAACTCTGAAGGTACTAGTGTTTATGCTAAAGAAGTAATTAATTCTAGATCTGAGTATGTTAGATTCTTAAACTTTACATCAGCTTTGGATTCTGCTGGTGCTGGTGATTTAACATCTTTAAGCACATCTTACTACGCTGATTCTGCTGATAGAGTAGCATCAACAATTTCAATGGTTAATGGTAATGATACTGCTCTTATTGGTGTTGATGACACATTAAGAGGTTACGGTTTATTTGCAGATAAAGATCAAGTTGAAGTTGATTTTATTATTGCACCCAGTGCTACCACACAAGTACTACAAACTACAGTAGTGAATGCTTTGGTTGCTATTGCTGAAGGTCGTAAAGATTGTATTGTTGTTGCATCTCCTGATAGAGCAGCAGTACTAAATACTTCTAATGATGCAACGAGAGTTACGAATACTCTTACAACGGTTGGTACATTTACAAAATCATCATACCTGGTTGTTGATAATAACTTCCTAAAAGTATATGATAAGTACAATGATGTATATCAATTTATCCCTGCATCATCTACCTGTGCTGGTATCATGGCGGCAACGGACTTTAACCGTGCTCCTTGGTTCTCTCCTGCTGGTTCAAGACGTGGTCAGTTGTTAGGTGTTACTGCTTTGGCATATAGCCCAACAAAAGGTCAACGCGATTCATTGTATAAGGCTGGTGTTAACCCCATTGCCAATATCCCTGGCCAAGGTGTATTGCTCTTTGGTGATAAAACATTCCTAGGCCGTGTTTCTGCCTTTGATAGAATTAACGTAAGACGTTTGTTCTTGGTATTGGAAAGAGCAATTGGTAAGGCAGCAGAACAAGTATTGTTTGAATTTAACGATGAGTTCACCCGTGCAGAATTTGTTAATATTGTTGAACCAGTGCTTCGTGAAGTACAAGGCAGACGTGGTATTACCGACTTCCGTGTTGTTTGTGACGAAACGAATAATACTTCAGCAATTGTTGACAGAAATGAATTCATTGCAAGTATCTTTATCAAACCTGCTCGTTCAATCAACTTCGTCACATTGAACTTTGTGGCCGTTAGAACTGGTGTCGACTTTGATGAAGTCGTCGGTACAGTTTAATAATAGAGTCATAGGAGAAACAAAATGGCAATTTTAGGCGTAGATGATTTTAAATCAAAACTTAGAGGTGGTGGTGCTCGGCCCAACCTCTTTAAGGCTACTATTAATTTCCCAGGTTATGCAAATGGTGATGCTGAACTGACTTCATTCTTATGTGAAGCGGCTCAGTTACCTGGCTCTACCTTCGGTATTATTAATGTACCTTTCCGTGGTCGTATCTTAAAGATGGCTGGTGACCGTACATTCCCTGAGTGGACAGTAACCATTATCAACGATACGGACTTTAGTATTAGGAATTCATTTGAACGTTGGATGAACGGCATTAATTCTCATTCTGCAAATACGGGCCTTGCTGCTCCTATTGCTTATGAGGCAGATTTGTTTGTTGACCAATTGGATCGTAATGGTGAATCCGTCAAACGCTATAACTTCCGTGGTTCATTCCCTACGGATTTATCAGCTATTGATTTAAGTTATGCAACGACTGATGAAATCGAAAGATTCCAGGTCACGTTTGCATATCAGTACTTTGAGTCTGATACTACAACTTAAATATATAAGAGGTGGGGTGGATTATTCCACCCCTAATCTCAAGGATTAAATTAAATGGCAGACGAAAAAAGTATTAAATTATTTGGTTTTGAAATAAAAAGGGCAAAGACAGAGAACCCTGATAAGACGCCGTCCATTGTTCCTGCCAGAGATGATGATGGTGCCGGTTATGTAACCGCAGGCAACATGTATTATGGGCAATATTTAAATATCGATGGTGACGAGACCAAGGATAACCATCAATTAATTATGCAGTACCGTGGTGTTGCTTATCAACCTGAAGTTGATATGGCAATTGAAGACATTACAGGTGAAGCAATTTCTACATCAGAACTCAAACAAAACGTTGATATCAATATGGATAACGTTGATGGAGTATCTGAATCTATTAAGAAGCAGATCAAAGAGGAATTTGATACTGTTTATAATATGCTCGACTTTGGTGAGTATGGGCATGATATTTTCCGTCGTTGGTATGTTGACGGCAGATTGTACCACCATCTAGTGGTAAATGAATCTAATTTAAAAGCAGGCATTCAGGAAATTAGACCTATTGATGCTTCAAAGATTCGTAAAGTAAAACAAATTAAGAAGAAAAAAGATCCTGCAACTGGTGTTGATCTCATTGAAAATGTTGATGAGTATTACATCTACCAAGAGAAACCAGGCGCAAGAACCGGTGGTGTTAAGCTTACGGATGATTCTGTGAGTTATATTACCTCAGGTCTTTTGTCTGAAGACCGTAAAAAGATTGTTTCTTACCTACACAAGGCATTGAAACCAATCAATCAATTGCGAATGATGGAAGACTCTCTTGTCATCTATCGTTTGGCTCGTGCACCAGAACGCCGTATTTTCTATATTGATGTTGGTAACTTACCAAAAGGTAAAGCCGAAGAATATATGAAAAATATTATGTCACGGTATCGAAATAAGTTAGTGTATGATGCACAGACTGGTGAGATCCGTGATGACCGTAAGCATATGTCAATGCTTGAAGATTTTTGGTTGCCTCGCCGTGAAGGTGGTCGAGGTACAGAGATCACAACACTACCTGGTGGTGATAACCTAGGTCAAATTGATGATATTATTTACTTCCAAAAGAAACTATATCGTTCGTTGAATGTTCCTATAAGTAGACTAGAGCAAGAGAATAATTTTAGTCTTGGTAGATCAACAGAAATTAGTCGGGATGAATTAAAGTTCCAAAAGTTTATTGATAAACTACGCCGTAGATTTAGTCATTTATTCTTGGGTATTCTCAAGAAACAACTCATTCTTAAAGGTATTATTACTGAAGAAGATTGGAATGAGTGGAAACAAGATATTATTGTCGACTTTGTACGTGATAATCATTTCACTGAGTTACGTGATGCAGAAATGTTACGTGAAAAGATTACAATGCTTGATCAAATGCAAAATTACGTTGGCGAATTTTTCTCTAAGGAATTTATCTATAAGAAAGTCTTGATGATGACTGACGAAGAGGTAGATGATATTAAGAAACAAATCGACGACGAAAAGAAATCAGGTGATATTGCACCAGATGATGAAACGAGTGATGGTGGTAACACCCCAGCTCAATAATATAAGCTTTAGGAGAATAGAATGAGTGAAGAGATTAAAGATCTAATTAGACATGCTTTGGACCAAGATTACAATAAAGCTAGTAATGTATTTGGTGAAATTATGTCTGTCAAGATGAGTGATTTGCTAAATCAAGAAGAGATTAAAGTTGCCAATCAAATCTATAACGGTGTCGAGGATACCGAAGAAGAGGAAGATGGCGACGTTGTGATTGACGATGCTGATTTGGATGACATTGAAGCAATCGAAGATAATGAAGTAGAAGAAGATGAAGAACCCATCAGTGATGATGAGGATGAAGAAGAAAATTAATTGTTGAAAAACACTTTTATATAAATAATTATGAAAAAGTTTAATGACGTTCGCATTAAAAAAGAAAAACCTGTTTTTTCAAAACGGGTTGATGGATTTAGTGTTGAAGTTCGGAAAAACTCTGGCCGATTCGAAGCTTATGTAGACAATGATCTACTTGATAGTTTTAAAAGCCAGAATGATGCAGTGAAAGCGGCATCAGAGTTTATAAAACAATATAGGGATTAAGATGAAACTAATTGCGGAATTTCACGACCAAGATCTAAATGTTCTTACTGAAGCCAAAAAGGACGGTAGTAAGAAGTATTATATCGAAGGTGTATTTGCTCAGGCAGATCAAAAGAATCGCAATGGTAGAGTCTATCCAAAACAAATTATGGAATCTGCTGTCGGTAAATATGTTACTGAGCAGGTTTCAAAAGGTCGGTCTGTTGGTGAGTTAAATCACCCTGAGGGTCCAACAGTCAACCTTGATAAAGTTTCGCACCTCATTACCAGCCTCACGTGGGAAAGTAATGATATTGTCGGAAAGGCCGCAATTTTGGATACACCAATGGGTAAGATCGTACAAGGTCTGCTTGAGGGTGGCGTTCAACTTGGGGTTTCAACTCGTGGTATGGGAAGTTTAGAGCGTGGTAATGGCGTAATGGTTGTAAAACCAGACTTTACTCTTAATGCAATTGATATTGTACAAGATCCATCTGCACCTGGAGCATTCGTTAATGGAATAATGGAAGGTGTTGAATGGGTTTGGAATAATGGTATTATCGAAGCTAAAACTATTGAGAAGATGGAGACTGAAATTAAGAAAGCATCGAGAACTGATCTCTATGAGACACAGGTTCGTGAGTTCAAAAATTTCCTCTCGTTACTCAAATCTAAAAAATAGGAGTCATTATGACTAAAGACCAGGAAATGGATCAAGTCGAACTCTACGATGCTGAGAACGAAATCGTGGAAGGCGCTCATGATCCTAAAAATGCACCGGCGCAAGCTGTTGCATCTGTAGATAAAGCTAGTGATGCTTCACCAAGCGCTAAAAAGCGTAAGGGTGACAACACTAAGCAAGACCCTATGCCTAAAACAAAGGCAGGCATGATTAATGCCGCTTATACCAAGATGAATGGTATGAAGAAGGAAGATCTTGCAATGTTGATGTCAAAGTTGATGGCAGAAGATACTGATGCTGAATCACAAGAAACCGTTGCTGAAAATGCAGGTTTCGAGTATGAAGCAGATTTTGAATCTGACCTTAAGGCTTTGGTTGAATCAGAAGCTACTCTATCAGAAGAATTTAAAGTTAAAGCTGAAGTTATCTTCGAAGCTGCGATTAAATCTAAGCTCTCTGAAGAGATTGACCGTCTTGAAGCTCGGTACGAAGAAGAATTGTCCGAGGAAATCAATTCAACGAAAGAAGAATTGGTCGAGAAGGTTGACAGCTACCTTAACTACGTAGTTGAAAAATGGATGGAAGACAACCGTGTCGCTATCCAATCAGGCCTCCGCGCTGAAATCGCTGAAAAGTTCATGGGTGGATTGAAAGATCTATTCGTTGAATCTTACATCGAAATTCCAGAAAGCAAGGTTGACTTGGTTGATGAACTCGCCGAAACAGTTGAAGAACTTGAGTCTAGACTCAATGAAACAACCGGTGCTGCCATTGCCATGTCCGAAGAACTCGAATTGTATAAGCGTGATGCAATCATCCGTGAATCTGCTCGTGGTCTTGCTGAAACCCAAGTTGAAAAACTCAAGTCTTTGGTTGAAGATGTTGATTTTGAAGATGCTGATACTTTTGCTAAGAAAGTTCAAACCATCAAGGAATCATATTTCACCAAAAAAGTTACTGAAACAACCCAAGAAATCTCTGAAGATACCGATGGTGATAATGCCGTTGTAGCTTCTGGCTCTATGGCTCAGTACTTGTCCGCAATCAGAAAATCTGCAAAATAAGGGAGTAAATCCAAATGCAACAATCTTACGATAAATTAGTAGAAAAGTGGTCACCAGTTCTTAATGAAGAATCTGCTGGCTCTATTAAAGACTCACACCGTCGTGCCGTTACGGCTCAAATCTTGGAAAACCAAGAACGTGCTTTCTCTGAGCAACGCGCTCAAAGTGGTATGTTGATGGAAACCCCAACTAACGGTACTGCTGCTGTAACTGGTGGCGCTGCTGGTAACTGGGATCCCGTCTTGATCGCCTTGGTCCGTCGTGCAATGCCTAACTTGATGGCTTATGACATCGCTGGTGTTCAACCTATGACTGGTCCTACCGGTTTGATCTTCGCAATGAAGTCACGCTACAAAACCACCAAAGCTGGTGTGTCTAATGGCGATGAGGCATTGTTTAACGAAGCTGCTGTTGGTTACTCTGGTGACTCTGCTACTACCGCTAACGGTGGTACTTCAGGTCTCGAGAGTGTTACCGATACCGATGCTGATAGCTCTATTGTTGACTCTGGCGCATCTTATGTTCCAGCAATCGGCGATGCTTACACAACGGCTGAAGCTGAAAACCTCGGCGCTGCTGGTGAGGCATTTGCTGAAATGGGTTTCACAATCGAAAAGGCTACCGTTACTGCTAAGTCACGTGCTTTGAAGGCTGAATACAGCTTGGAATTGGCTCAAGACTTGAAGGCAATTCATGGCTTGGATGCTGAAACCGAATTGGCTAACATCCTCTCTACTGAGATCTTGGCTGAAATCAACCGTGAAGTTATCCGTACCATGAACTCACAAGCTAAGATTGGCGCACGCCAAGATGGTTTGCAAGTTAAGGGTATTTTCAACTTGTCTACCGATGCCGATGGCCGTTGGTCTGTTGAGAAGTTCAAGGGTTTGATTCTCCAAATCGAACGTGAAGCTAACACCATTGCAAAAGAAACCCGTCGCGGTAAAGGCAACTTCATTGTTTGCTCTTCTGACGTCGCTTCTGCCTTGGCAGCATCAGGTATGTTGGACTACGCTCCTGCTATGTCTACCAACTTGCAAGTTGATGACACCGGTAACACCTTCGCTGGTGTGTTGAACGGTCGCACAAAGGTCTATATCGATCCTTATGCTTCTGCTGACTATGTTACCGTTGGTTACAAGGGTACTAACCCCTACGACGCTGGCTTGTTCTACTGCCCATACGTTCCATTGACTATGGTCCGTGCTGTTGGTGAGGACACCTTCCAACCC